GTAATACCAACCTCAAAAAACCAGGATTTGCAATTGACTGGACACCTGACCTTATTGAGGAATATGTCAAGTGTTCCCGCGATCCGATTTATTTCGGGGAGAATTATTTCACTATCGTGACTGGAGCGGGTCGCGAGAGGATCAAGATGTATGATTACCAAAAGGAATTGATCCTCTCCTGTGTAGAACGCCGCCATACCATAGCCGAAATGGCGAGACAGAGCGGTAAATCAACAGCGATTACCGTTTTTGCACTCTGGTATATCCTATTCAATCAAGACAAAACTGTGGCTCTAGCAGCCAACAAAGGCGATACAGCTAGGGAGATACTAGGGCGCATCCAATTGGCCTATGAGCACCTGCCCAAATGGCTCCAGCAAGGTGTTCGGGAATGGAACAAGGGATCGTTCATTCTAGAAAATGGCAGCCGGATTCTCGCGGCCGCAACCTCATCTGATACGCTCCGGGGCTATTCAATCAATGTGTTGCTAATTGATGAGGCCGCCCATGTGGATCACTGGGAAGAATTTTTTGCATCCATGTATCCGACGATCACCCAGGTCCAGGGTAAGATAGTCCTCATTTCTACCGTATACGGATTGAACCATTTCTATGAGTTTACGTCCCAGGCCCGAAAGGGATTGAATGATTACAATCTCATTTCAGTTCACTGGAATAGAGTACCGGGCCGCGATGAAAAATGGAAAGAGGAAGCCCTATCAGGAATGAACTATGACTATGAAAGGTTCGCCCAGGAATTCGAGAATGAATATCTGGGGTCTAGCGGTACGCTCATTGCGGGCTGGAAATTGAAAGAGCTATCGGTATCGCACAAGGAGCCCCAGATACGCCAAGCCGGGATTTACCAATACATTAAGCCACAATCAGGTCGGAAATACATTCTGGTGGCCGATACGGCGCGCGGAAAGGGCTTGGATTATTCGGCATTTCAAATCATTGATGTCACTGAAATGCCATATCAGCAAGCATGTGTCTATCGGGACAACCTGATTACACCCATCGATTTTGCCGAGGTTATCCACCGGATGGCCAAAACCTATCACAATGCCCTTTGCCTCATCGAGAACAACGATATTGGACAGCAAGTCGCTGACCTAATTTATTTCGACTATGAAGATGAGCAGGTTCTGCAAACCGAGTCAGCCGGGCGCATGGGCAGAAGAATTTCAATGGGATTTGGAACTAGCAAGAGCGAACGAGGAATTCGCACCACCAAAACCGTCAAGTCTGTGGGCTGCTCTATCTTCAAGATGCTGGTCGAGCAAGATCAACTCTGTTTGTATGATAGGAATACACTAGATGAAATCTTCACATTTGCCAAAAAAGGAGACAGTTATACCGCCGAGTCTGGAAAAACCGATGATTTGGTTATGTGCCTTGTTTTGTTTGGTTGGTTATCCAATCAGGACTTTTTCAGAGAATTGACTGATATCAATACCCTGGTGGAATTACGTGAGAAATCAGATGAGGACATTATGTCCGCCCTGGTGCCCTTTGGTGTGATTGAGGACCATAATATGCCAGATACATTACCTAGTGTATCGCATTCCGATCCCTGGTCACTAGCCGATCCCTATGATACGAATGAAGGTTTCTAAATACTCATTTTAATAAATACCCCAAGAAAAAATACAATAACTATAATCTCTGATAAAGGAGTTAATCCAACATGCCTACTCTGATTTCTCCAGGCGTATCGGTTACTGAAATTGACCTTACGACTATTGTCCCAAACGTATCAACCACGGAAGGTGCGTTTGCGGGCGTTTTTCATTGGGGTCCAGTCGATAAAGTTACGCTGATTGATTCTGAAAATGAACTCAAAAAATGGTATGGAAGCCCATCAAACTGGAATGCCGAAACTTGGTTTACCGCTGCTTCCTTTCTATCTTATGGAAATAGACTTTATATCTCGCGTGCCGCCGACATAACTGGTAACACCGTAGAAAAAACTCATGATGGTAACACCAACAACCTTGCTATGGAGGCGGGCAACACCACCCTTAATGTCACCAATACCACATCGCTGAATACTGGAATGGTCCTGGTCTATACCAATACCTCGGCTCTTCCGGTTAATAGCGGTGAAGTCAAAATCAATTCAATCGTAAATGGGTCATCGATTATTATGACCGAGGCCCCGACGGCTAACGTCGAGGATGCCGAACTTATGTTCCGCGATGATGTTGTTTATTCGGCGGCTGCACTCCAATCCGATCTCGACTATAACATTGCTGATATTTCTGATTGGGATAACCTCGTGATCAAATCCGAGGAGGATTATGAAAATCGTGAGGCCAATGGGGACACCTATGATTTGGCAGCGCTTTATATTGCGCGCTATCCCGGTAAATTGGGCAATTCCCTGCGTATTGCTGTTTGCGATACCGCTGCCCAATATTCAACCCAGGCAAACCTATATCCCAACACCGAATTTGATTCCACCCTTAGCGTTCTAGAAGCTAATGTTGGATCTAATGTAGTTACTGTTCAAATCACACCAGCAAACACCGAAAACGCAGGTGATGTCTCGACTTCGAATGCCTATGCCGATACCCTCAACACCCTGATGAGCATTGGCGATTTGGTTGAAGTTGGTAACAGCCGCATGGGTTATCAATATCTTAAAGTCACGGCTGTTAATGCAGTTACTAATACGGCCAATGTTTTCTCATTCACAATGACAATGGATGATGAATACAAATTGGCGGCTAACCTACAAATGGGTAGTCTCCAAAGGTATTGGGAATTTTTCAATTCAGCAGATGCGCCTCCAGGTCAATCGGATTATGTCCGACTCCATGGCAATACCTCTGCCAATGATGAATTGCATATTATGGTTGTGGACGAAGGCGGTTCGGTTACGGGATCGCCCGGTGAATTATTGGAAACTTATCGTTCCCTTTCTCGGGCTATCGATGCCAAGAGTGAATCCGGTGAAACAACCTACTACAAAAACGTCCTTAATGAGCGTTCGGCCTATATCTGGTGGGCCAATGACCGCACAACCGCCCTATCTAATACTGCTGATCTAATCAGCAGTGCAACCGGCACCACGCCTTTGGATATGCGTATGGTTGGTGGCTCTGATGGATCGGGTGAATCCAATGTGGCATTCAGCTCACTGGCATTTGCCTATGACAAATACAAATCCAAGGAAGACATCGAGGATGTTGGATTGGTCTTGCAAGGCAAGGCGCGTGGTATAGGTGTTTCCAATTTTACACAATTGGGTAATTATCTGATCGATAACATTGCCGATCATCGGAAGGACTGCATTGTTTGTATCTCCCCTGATCGTGGTGATGTTGTGTATAACATCGGTCGAGAAGCCGAGGACAGCGTAGAATTCCGTAATGATATGCGGTCTAGCTCCTATGGCGTCCTGGATTGTGGCTACAAATATATGTATGACAAATATAACGATGTCTATCGTTGGGTTCCATTGAATGGTGATGTGGCTGGTCTTTGTGTCCGCACCGATATGACGAATGACCCATGGTGGAGCCCCGCCGGATTGAATAGAGGCCATCTTAAAAATCTGGTACGCCTAGCATGGAATCCCAGACAATCGGAGCGCGATACGCTCTATAAGGCTGGTATTAATCCCGTGATTAGCACCAAAGGCGAGGGAACTTATTTGTTCGGCGATAAAACGCTATTGGCAAAACCCTCTGCATTTGATCGCATTAATGTCCGTCGTCTCTTTATTGTTCTTGAAAAAGCAATTTCGAAGGCGGATCGTTATACGCTGTTTGAATTTAATGATGATATCACGAGAGCCCAATTCCGCAACTTGGTCAACCCATATCTGAGGGGTGTTAAAGGTCGGCGCGGTATTACTGATTTCCTCGTTGTTTGTGATTCCCGAAACAATACTGCGGACATAATTAATAGAAATGAGTTTGTTGGAGACATCTATATCAGACCTAACTACAGTATCAATTTTATACATCTAAACTTCATAGCAGTGAAAAATGGCGTTTCGTTTAACGAAGTTCTGATAAATAGATAAAAATAAGCTTATTTAGAAACGAGGAAAAGAAATGGCTTTCAACATTCACAATTTCAGGGCACAGGGACCAGTATTCGGCCTAGCTCGTCCTACCCTATTCGAAGTCAATATGAACTGGCCGTCCGTTGTGTCACAAGACCTTGTTGGGAGAATCGGTGCTGCTGAAGCGGGCAGCACCAACAGCCTGATACGCAAGTTTGCTTTCATGTGTAAGGCAGCTTCCTTGCCAGCATCGATTCTCGATTCTGTTGAGGTTGGGTACTTTGGTCGTAAGATCAAGGTCAATGGAGATCGCAGTTATGAAAACTGGACTGTATCAATCATGAATGATGAGGACTTCTGGATACGGAATGCCTTTGAACTCTGGCACAATGGAATCAACCGGATTATCGGTAACACCCTGGACCCCAACATTGAAAGAATTGCGCCCCAGCCGGGTCAGGAATTCCAGAATAGCTATAAGGTGGACGCCGTTGTTTATCAGATGGCGAAAACTGGTGGCACCTCTGCCATTGGTGAATTAGATGGTGATGGCGTTCTAAAATCCTACCGTTTCAATGGCATTTTCCCAATTGCAATTGATGAAGTTCGAGTTGATTGGGATGCAACAAATCAATTCGAGATGTTTGATGTTACCTTTGCGGTGGATTGGTGGGAACCGTATGTTGGTAGTGACGCTGGACCTTGGTTGGGCGATCAATATGGCGATGGGTCCGCCAGCTAATTTGGCTTTCTATCTTGATCGTGATAAGATATTAGCGGCGGGCTATAAATACTCAAGCTCGCCGTTATTTCGTATGTAAGGAGATTGTTATGATTACCGCTGATGAATTAAAAGAATTAATGGAATATGATCCTGAAACCGGTGTTTTCACACGACGGGTGCAGCGCGGAAGCGCTAAAGCTGGTGATGTTGCTGGTTATATTGATCCCTCTACTGGATATCGAGTTATATCTATTAAAAATAAAGATCATTACGCAGCACGATTAGCACATCTTTATATGGAAGGTGAGTGGCCCAAAAATAGTATAGATCACATTAATAGAATTAGAAATGATGATCGTTGGGAAAATTTACGTCCAGCTAATAGAACAGAAAATAACCAAAATCAAGGTATTCGTAAAAATAACACGTCCGGTCATAAAGGTATTTCTTGGCATAAAGCAGCTAAAAAATGGAGCGCTCGAATTGATGTTAATAAAAAACGAATAAATCTGGGTCTTTTTACTACGATAGAAGAAGCTGTTGCAGCACGTAAAGATGCTGAACTAAAATACTTTAAGGAATTTGCTTAATGCGTCTCTTCGGATTTGAAATCACACGCGCTAAAGATCTAGATCCCCCGGTTTCATTTGCTCCGCCCACGGAAGATGATGGTGCCGTCAATATTTCTGCCGGTGCGGGTGCGTATGGTGCATACCTCGACCTTGATGGCTCTATTCGTACCGAATCTGAGCTAGTAACCAAATACCGTATGATGGAAAAAAATGCGGAAATCGATGCTGCAGTGGAAGAAATCTGTGATGAAACTATTGTTTCGGAGGAAGGCAAACAAACGGTTGAATTGATCATTGATGAGGAGGCAGACATCAAGGAGTCTTTCATCAAGAAAATTCAGGATGAATTTAAGTACATTCAAAAGTTGCTGGAATTTAATACCAAGCCCTATGATGTTTTCCGGGCATGGTATCGTGATGGACGGCTCTATTATCATGTGATCATTGACGAGAAGAAACCCAATGATGGCATCAAAGAACTTCGCTATCTCGATCCCCGAAAAATCCGTAAGGTCAGGGAAAGCATCAAGAAACGGGATCAAAAAACAGCGGGTCAGCAAATCACACTTATCAAAGGCGGCAAAGAATATTTCGTTTATTCCGAGCATGGCTTTTTCCGCAACAATAGAGTCAATGCCCCTACCTCAACATCAGTGACAGGCATTAAAATCGCCAAGGATTCAATCCTGCATTGCACATCAGGTGTGAGTGATACAGGCAGTCGGATGATTCTTTCACATCTGCACAAGGCAATCCGTCCTCTCAACCAAATGAGGGCAATGGAAGATGCCGTGGTCATTTATCGTATTTCTCGTGCGCCAGAACGTCGTATTTTTTATATCGATGTTGGCAACCTCCCAAAAGTCAAGGCCGAACAATACGTCAAAGACATTATGACCAAATACAAAAACCGTTTGGTCTATGATGCATCTGATGGCAGCATTCGTGATGATCGCAGGTTCCAAACAATGTTGGAAGATTATTGGCTCCCCAGGCGTGAAGGCGGGCGCGGTACTGAAATCTCGACACTTCCTGCCGGTCAAAATCTTGGTGAGATGGAGGATGTTCTATACTTTCAACGTAAGCTTTATAAATCCCTGAATGTTCCGATCTCCCGGCTCGAACCCGAGACAACCTATAATGTTGGTCGAGCCACCGAAATTACTCGCGATGAAGTCAAGTTCTCGAAATTCATTGATCGTTTGCGCTGCAAATTCTCGGAGCTATTCCTGAAAGCCCTGGAAACCCAGCTTATCCTGAAACAAATGATCACGCCCGAGGACTGGGAAGAAATCAAATTCAAATTACGTTTCCGGTTTTTGCAGGACAACTATTTTGCCGAACTAAAACAGAGTGAAATCATGGCCGAGCGCGTTGCACGTATCACTGATATGGACCCCTTTGTTGGCAGATATTATTCCAATGAATGGATACGGACCCAGGTCTTGATGCAGACCGAGGACGAAATGAAAGAGATTGATTCACAGATCAAGAAAGAAGAAAACATTCCTCAATATGCGCCACCCATGGATATGATGATGGGCGGTCCAATGGATCAACAGAAAATGCTACCACCTCCAAAAAATGGAAATGGTGCTCCCATGCCCAAACAGAAACAAAATGGAAATAAACAGGCAGTCAAGAAAGAGGAATTTGATTTTGAGAATGAGTTCCTGAATGAGGAGGATGAGCATCCTGATGACATCGACAGAGAACTGAAGTTGCAATTAGTTAACCTACTGAGTAAGGAAAATGACAAAGAATCTGTCTGAGATTGAACTACTGGCCGCCACTCTCCTACTCAATAAACAATCCGAACAACGAATCCAGGCCATCAAGAGCAGCCAAACATCGGTTCTTGAGCAATTTGCCACGACTAATGCAACTGCAGTGGCGATTCCTGGGCCACAGGGGCTGCGTGGCGGGCAAGGAAGGGGAGGCAGGCAGGGTAAGTCCGGAGATCGTGGAAGGCCAGGAATGGATGGCCTACGGGGGATTCCAGGGCCTATGGGACCGGCAGGACCACCGGGCGAGCGCGGCGAGCGAGGCTTATCGGGACCAGCGGGGGCCGATGCAGATCTTACCAAACCCATCCAAAAGTTGAATGAGGATTTCAGCAATCTTCAGAGCAACCTGATTCGACATATCAACAAATCCCTGACCACGATTGCAATGGCCGCTGGCGGGGGTGGATCATCTGGGGGCGGCTCTGCCAATGTCCTGGATAATGATGATGTGATTTTTGCGAGGCTGGAAAATGTCCTAAATAATTCGGTGTTAGTTTTTGATACCAGCGTTCGTAAATTTCAGGCAGTGTCGATTGTCGATCTAATCAATTCCGTGAGAGGCGAATTGGAACTACGATATACCAAGCTACTCGATAAGGTTGGCACAATTACTTATATTGGTGAGGCCGATCCGGGCTCTGCCGAGGGTGCTGCTGTTTGGCGTATTTCGAGATTTGATGAAACACTCGATCCTGATGTAGAAATTAAATGGGCATCGGGAACCGCTGATTTTGACAAGGTTTGGGATTTAAGAAATACCTACAGTTATAGTTAATGGAGATACAGCAGCATATACTTACTCATAGGGGAGCCAAATGCTTATATATCGTTTCTTAGCTAAGAAGGATAATAGGATACCATTTGATGACCGCAAACATATTCAGATACCAGCCATGCTAAAAATATTAGCAGGTTTCGAAGCTGATCTTGTGTGTCTTGAAAATGGAAAATTAGTTTCATATCGAATAACACTTGATGAAACTAAAGTAACTGATAAGCCTATAACACAGACTACCAAACCAGATGATATTGATCAATGGTTTTGGGACGTAAATATGAAAAAATGGATATGTTTGGATATGAATAATGCAAAATACTTTGAACCAGATTTCGCAAGTTAAAATACTCGGTCACTGGGAAATTGGTTATCATGCTCCCATCACTGAGCAATATTATTGGGCTTATCCTATTAGAGACTTTGGATTGACTGATTGGAATATGATCAAAGTTTCTGGAATAAGACCGGCAGAAAGCCAAGTAACTCTTACAGAATGGAAAGATTATCATGAGTTTTTTGATGCGCATCCTGATTTGAAGCGAGTGTTTGTGGAGCCGCGTTCACAACAGACTCCAGATACGATATGGTTACATGATTATGAGCATCCAGAAAGTTGTGTTTATGTTTTTGGATCGGCTCATTACAATCACACTATTGCGCACAATAGAGATATAGATGATGTTGTTTCGATTAAGACAGTTCAAGACAGTGGTGTATTATGGGCGGATCAAGCAATGTCTATAATTCTGTACGATAGGTATACCAAGAATGGCAGTAACGATAACTGATAGAAGAAGTATTGTAGATGAGGCAGAAACTACAACTGGTTGGACTCCAGGTAGCTATGGTACAACCACGACCGACGTTGCTGAATTGGGCGCTGCCGTTGCTGAATCATTAGCCGAAACATCCGGTGTGGCCTACTTTACCAATGCGACTTCTTTCAGTCTAACCAATACATGCATCTATGTTTATCTGTTCAATAACGCCCTCCAACCAGTATGGACCGATGGCCCCAATGCTCTATTAATTGGTGATGGCACAAATCGTGTTGCTTTCCATATGGCTGGATCTGATAGGCGTGTTTTTAATCATCTAGATGGGCCAACGAGCTGGCAATGCGCCGTTCTTGATGGTTCCCAAGCGGCCACAATGGATACGGCTGGGGATACCACAGAAATTGCCGGAACCTTTGCTTCTCTTAGTTTAGGAGCAATTACACAAGCCGGTGGATCGTTTATTACGGAATCCAAGGCTCTTGGTGGTGGATATAACGTCGCTGTTGATATCATCAGGCTTGGTAATGATGGTATTAGACTTACTGGCGGTGGGGTAGCAACAGAAGCCACTGCATCGGAAATTGCCGCCGCTGATAGATCAACGGCCAATCAGGCAGCGCATGGTGTTTTTAGAGAACTTCAACCTGTTGCTTTTGGTATTCAGGCTCCATTAACATTTGGTGATACTGCCGCCGCAACAGATTCCAGATTTATTGACTCAGGTATTTCACTGATTTTTGAAGACAGAAATATCAGTAATGACAAATACTATTTCGATATTGTAGGAAATACCAGTGCGACCAATCTTTTCCAATTAAGTGGTTCAACTCTAACGACATCAGGCCCATATGTTTCTGTTTCTGCCAATACAGGTGATATTAATACTCTAGATTTGGATGGTGTAAATTTTACGGCATTAGGAAATCCAATCACATTTTCTGGATTAGCAGATGCTGGCGGCCACACAATTAAAAACTGTACATTTGATGGGTGTGGGCGAATCCAACCTGGAAATACAACCTTCCAGGATAACATTGTTTCATCTACAACAGATACTGCTAATGGTGGGCTCTATATTGAGACTACTGCCAATACCGCTCGATGGCAAAACCTAGATTTTATTTCTGGCGGATCGGGACATGCAATCTATATCACTGCTACCGGAACATATACATTTACCAATTACACCTACACTAGTTATGGAGCTAATGCTACTGCCGATTCTGTTATCTATAATAATTCTGGCGGTGCGGTAACAATTAACCTCACTGGTGGTGATGTTCCAACTGTAAACAATGGAACCTCTGCTACTACAACATTGGTTTCTTCGGCTACATTAACAATTACCAATATTGTTACAGAATCTGAAGTACATATTGTTGATGTAGCGAATAACCTAACAGTAACAAAAAATGAATCTGTTAATGGAACAGTTCAATCAGTAACTGTGGCGGCGGGCGGAACGGGTTATGATAATGCAGATATTCTTACAGTATCAGGAGGAACTGGTACAGCCGCAACTCTAAATATAACAACAGATGGATCTGGAGTTATTGTTTCAGCGGGCGTTGAAACTGCTGGCGAATATTCCATAGATCCAACTAATCCAGTTTCTCATACAGGGGGTTCTGGATCTAGTGGTACTTTCAATTTGAATATTAAAGGGTCATTTGAATATGCCTATGGAGGAACACCAATTTATGACATTGTTATTTTCCACTTAAACTATAAAGAATCAAGATTTGTGAATTTTCCATTTCCTTCAGCTAATTCAGGATTACTTGTTTCTCAGGTTGTGGACAGAGTTTATCTGAATAATTAGAAATACGCTAGTTATTAAGCCCTAAATCATTATAAATAAAAAAAAAGAACAACAACCTAATACTATAGGGAAAAAGGAAAAAATAAATGGCAATTGTAACAGACCCAGATACCCTCACAAGAGCATCTGTTATCTTCGGAGCAAAAACACAGGAAGTCTCTGCGTATCCAATTGGGGATACAGCAAGAGGTGACACTTGGCCTGCATTTGCTAATGATGCTTATGTAACAAATACTTCAAATATCGTTCGTTTTTCTGGCGCATGGACTTCTGTTGCAGATGGAGATGTAGTTTGCCTTCTGCAAGGATCAGATGCTGGCCACTATTATGTCAATAACGCAACATCAACAACTGATATTGATTTAAGCCCAATCGATGAAGGCACAACAACAGGCACAACTACTTCAACAGGATTGACTGTTGATGATCAGACTTGTGCAATGCCCGCCAACGTCACAAATGGTTCCAACACTCTAACAATCACAGCTCACGGTTATGTCCCTGGTGAAGCCGTTGTTGTTGACGAAGGTGGCTTTACGCTTC